GTAATGAAGGAATTTAAAACAGGTTCATTACATTCAGGTAAGGGTGGTAAAGTAGTAAAATCTCCTAAACAAGCTATTGCTATTGCTTTATCAGAAGCTGGCATGGCTAAAAAGAAAGGTAAATAATCATGCCAATGGTCGGAAAAATGAAATTTGCTTACACCGAAAAGGGTAAGAAAGAAGCTAAATCATACGCAAAGAAAACAGGTAAAGCTATGACAGCTAAGCCTATGAAAAAGGCAGCTAAACGTGGCAAATAAACCAGGACTATATGCGAATATCGCAGCAAAGAAAGCTAGAATTAAAGCAGGCTCTGGTGAAAAGATGCGTAAGGTAGGAAGTAAAGGCGCACCTACTGCTATGGCATTTAAACAATCAGCAAAGACAGCTAAGAAAAAGAAATGATTAAGAAGGGTAAGGAAACATTTTCAGGTTATAATAAACCTAAGAGAACGCCTAATCATCCTACTAAGTCACATGCAGTATTAGCTAAAGATGGTGACCAAGAAAAACTTATACGCTTTGGACAAAAAGGCGTAAGTGGTGACAAGACAAATACAGATAGAGCAAAGTCTTTTAAAGCAAGACACGCTAAGAACATAGCTAAAGGAAAAATGAGTGCCGCTTTTTGGGCAAACAAAGTAAAGTGGTAAAACTAGATATATATGTAGGATATGATGGCAAGGTAGAACCAATTGCTTATCATAACTTTTGCCAGTCAGTTATAGAAAAGTCATCTATACCAGTAAGTTTTACACCATTAGCATTAAACACTTTAAAAGATTACAAAGAAACACATACAGACGGTAGCAACGCATTTATCTACTCACGCTTTCTAGTACCATATCTAAACAACTTTAAAGGTATCGCACTATTCGTAGATGGCGATATGATATGCCGAACAGATATTGCAGAGATACTAGCAAACTTTGATACAGACGAAGCAATCAAGGTGGTCAAGCATCATTACCAAACAAAGCATCCAGTTAAGTATCTAGGTGCAAAGAACGAAGACTATCCTAAAAAGAACTGGTCAAGCGTTATGTTATGGAACTGTTCACATTGGCTAAATAAACAATTAACACCTAAGTTTGTGCAAGAACAAACAGGTAAATACCTACACAGATTTGAATGGCTTAAGTATCCAGAAGAACAAGTAGGTAAGCTAGACGAAACATGGAACTGGCTAGAAACAGAATACGAATATAATCCAGATGCTAAGTTAGTGCATCACACATTAGGCACACCATGCTTTAAAGACTATCAGAATACTGATTATGCTCAAGAATGGTGGGATACATACCAAAGAATGATATATCCTCTTACAGGGAATAACAAGGAAAGCGAACTATGAATTACTTAGACTATTTAGTAAATGCTATGACAGGCGGTCAACCAACTCAACAGGAGTTAATGGTACGCAAGATGGCAGAAGACGAAGCTAAAAAGCAAGCACTTCAAGGTCTATTGTCACAGCAAGCACAGCCACAAATGATGCAGTCTATGCCTAGTATGCAACAACCTGCACAAATGTCACCATACATGCAAAATCTTATCAACCCAGGTAAGACAATGCAACAAAACTATATAGACCCAAGATTAATGGAACAAATGTATTACAAAGGCTTATTAAGCCGATAAACATAGAGGGCAACCAACCTATTAGGAGTTGCAAAACAATGGACAAAGAAGAACAATTAGCATTAGCTAGAGAGAAAGCTGCAGAAGTAAACAAAGGCAACACATATTCTAGTAAAAACAATAGGTTATGGGCAGATACTCTGAGACGTGCTGTTATTCAATCAGATGCAGAACGATTACGTATGATAGCAGAGGCTTTAATAGATAAAGCAGCTTCAGGTGATGTATCAGCTATCAAAGAACTAGGTGATAGAATAGATGGTAAGTCAGTAGCAACTACAGAGTTGACTGGCGTAGATGGTTCTAATTTACCTATAAGCATTGGGATTAACTTTGTCAAGCCAGACGATAGCAACATTTCCGAATAAGCTAGACTTCTTATTTGAGCCACACCGTTACAAAGTAGCATACGGTGGTAGAGGTTCAGGTAAGTCATGGTCTATGGCTAGGGCATTGCTTATACAGGCAGCAAACAAACCTTTACGTGTCTTATGCGCACGTGAAATACAAAAGTCTATTAAACAGTCAGTCCATACTTTGCTCAACGACCAAATACAATTACTAGGTCTAGGTGCTTTTTATGAAGTATTAGAAGCAGAGATTAGAGGTATGAATGGTAGCTCATTTAGTTTTACTGGGTTAGCTACTAATACGGTCGAGTCGATTAAGTCATTCGAGGGCTGTGATGTCGTGTTCGTAGAAGAGGCTCAGACGGTTTCCAAAAAGTCATGGGATATTCTTATTCCTACGATACGTAAACCTAATTCAGAGATATGGGTATCATTTAACCCTAATATAGATACAGACGATACATATACTAGGTTCGTGGTAAACCCACCAGAGAACGCTAAGGTTGTTAAAGTAAACTATACTGACAATCCTTGGTTTCCTGAAGTATTAGAGATAGAACGTCAACACAGCGAAAAGACTAACCCTGACTATGCAAACATATGGGAAGGTGATTGTAAGGCTGCTGTAGATGGTGCTATATACTCTAACGAGATACGAGAAGCACAAGAAGGTAGCCGTATAACAACTGTACCTTATGACCCTATGATGAAGGTTCATGTAGTTATGGACTTAGGATGGAACGACAGCATGTCAGTTATCCTATGCCAAAAAGGTATATCAGACTTACGCATCATTGGTTATATAGAAGATGACCACAGAACACTAGATAGCTATTCTGCACAACTAAAGAACCTATCCTATAATTGGGGTACAATGTTCTTACCCCATGATGGACAGTCTAAAGACTTCAAGCATGGTATATCAGCAGAAGATATTATGAAGAAGTTAGGATGGGATATTCGTATCGTGCCTAAGCAAGATATAGAGTCTGGTATTAAAGTAGCAAGAATGAACTTTCACAGAATATACTTTGATAAGTCAGCACAGAGACTTGTTGAATGTTTAAAGAATTATCGCAGAAGTATAAACTCTGCAACTAACGAACCTGGTGCACCATTGCATGATGAGTTCTCTCATGGAGCAGACGCATTCAGATACTTATGTACCTCTATAGAGTCTATGAAGAACGAGTCATGGTCTAAAGAGAAGATACAATATACAAATAGAGGGATTGTTTAATGAAGATACAAGATATGGAAATCATTGCACAGATAGAGCAACAAGAAAATATTGCCTATGGTGTAAATGATAGTGCATTGTCGGATGATAGAGCAACAGCGATTGACTATTATCTAGGACAACCATTCGGTAACGAAGAAGAAGGTCGTTCACAAGTTGTATCTTATGATGTACAAGACACGATTGAGTCAGCATTACCACAATTACTTAAAGTATTCGTAGCTGGTGACAAGGTTGTTCAGTTTGACCCTAAAGGTCCTGAAGACCAAGAAGCAGCAGACCAAGAAACAGATTATGTAAACCATGTCGTTATGGAAAAGAACGAAGGGTTTAAAGTATTCTACGTATGGTTTAAAGACGCATTACTATCTAAGAACGGATATGTAAAGGTTTACTCTGAAGAAGAGGAAGAAGTAGAAGAATACGAGTACAAAGGTCTTACAGATGCCCAACTACAAATGTTGGCTTCAGATGAAAAGACAGAAGTATTAGAGCATACTGGTTACCCTGACCCATCTATTAACATGGATGCGTTATATCAACAAGCCATGATGAATGGTGTTGACCCAGCTACTATCATGCAACCTATGTTACATGACGTTAAGCTCAAGGTTACAGAAAGCAAGACTGAAATCTACATTGACAACGTAGCACCTGAAAACATTATGGTATCTGTAGAGGTATCAGGTCCTAATCTACAAGACGCTACTTTTGTTCAGCATAGAGAAGTCATGCAGTTAGCTAGTATTGCTGAAGCGTTTGACAAGCCATTAGAATACATCAAGTCTATCATGTCAGATATTAGAGACACTTTTGAAGAAGAGTCTAATGCACGTGATATTTATGATGAAGAATACGATAGAGCTATTGCTCCAGAAGAAGGTTTAGTTAAAGACACATACATTAAGTTAGATGGTGAAAGATATAGAGTAGTTGTATTAGGTAACACAATCCTATACAAAGAGAAATGCGAGTATGTACCTTTCGCATGTATCACACCTATGATTATGCCACATAGACATATCGGTCGTTCTTATGCTGACTTGACTATGGACATTCAGTTAATTAAGTCTACCCTTATTCGTGGTCAGTTAGATAACATGTATCTAGCTAACAATGGTCGTTATGCTATCTCAGATAGAGTAAACCTAGATGATATGCTTACTTCACGCCCAGGTGGTATTGTTCGTGTAGATGGTGACCCAGGTACAGGTATTATGCCTTTATCACATCCACCATTACCAGCATCATCATTCGGTATGGTTGAATACATGGACTCTATGAAAGAGAAGAGAACAGGTATCACAGCTTACAACCAAGGCTTAGACTCTAACAGTCTTAATAAGACAGCTACCGGTGTAGCACAGATTATGAATGCGTCTCAACAACGTATTGAGTTAGTAGCTAGAACATTTG